ATTTGCCGGGATTTTCATGTTTTGCAAGCCTGATTGTGTGTTCTGAATGTTTCCTTTGATATGAAAAAGGATACCCGTTGATTTCTCCCGTTATGGTCATGATACCGCCTTGATCGAATTTTTTGACGTGCTGCCGGCATAATTATTGTATGTGGTGATTTTCACGTTTTTCTCTCCGGTTCCCCCGCCTCCGCTACTTGTTACGGGAGCCGCATACTGGCCGGTTTTGTCAACTACTTTGACATTGCCTTCCCCTGTTCCAGATCCACCGGATGAAGTAACGCCGAGTTTTGCTCTTGTATTCCATTTGCCCGCGAGTGCTTCGAGTTCGCCTACTTGTGCAATATTAGTCTTAATAGCTGATCCTATACGGTTAGCTGCTGAAATAGCAGCAGAAGCCGCCGCATTTGCTTTATTTGACACATCTACAAATGAAGCAGAGTAAGCATAATTTGTGCCGGTTGCTCCTGATATCGCCGCCTTTAGTGCATTTACCGGAGAAACCCCGCTCTGAATCGCATAAACCATAGGCGTTGCGTTTGATGTTACAAGAGAGAATCCTGCTGCCATCTGGCCGGTAGCAGCTTGCGTATTTGCTCCCATCTGAGTTGCACTTTGTCCGGCTGCATTATTACCTGAAACAATTTGACCAGTGGCATTTTGTACATTACCGCCAGCCAAAAGAGCCGATTGCCCTACGGTGTCATATCCCCCGGCCATAATCCCGGCTGCACCTGTAACCTGATTGCCTGCATCAGTCGCGGAAGTTCCAATATTAGTATTATCATTTCTAATTTCTTCTGCCTGAGTATGGATGTTAATTCCCATATTGGTAAATTGTGAGATGATCCCGCTTACAACATTACTTACACCCTCAAGAAATCCAGGGGGGAACATATCAACAATAGCCTGTTTAATTCCATCCATTACTATGGTGATTCCATCCCATAGCATCCTGGCAGCTTGGAGAATACCGTCTACGGTGATCGTAAACAAATCTTTTAGTAAGTTCCATGAATAAGTAACAATACCCGTTTTTTCATCGAGATAAACGAGTCCGGCAGCAACCAGGGCAAGAGCACCAACTATTAATGTAGCAGGCCATAGGGCCGCCGAAAGAGTAACCCCAAAAATAGCAGTTTCAGCCGTAACCAATGGCAAAATCGCACCATAAGCGATAAATCCAGCCGCTAGAGCTCCAATTCCCGCGACCCCCAGAGCAGCAACGACTAAAAATGTTTGCATTGATTCTGGAATCCCAGATAAAGCCCCGGTAAGTGACACAGCTACGCCCATAAGACTCTGAAAAACGCCCATGAGGCTAAGGGTCTGTACCTCCATATTTTTCATGTCGTAGCCCATGACATCAGCTAGGCCCATACTGAGGTTATCTTTGAGTGTTGACCACATGCCGGAAAGGGTCTTACTCCGGGTTTCCATTGCTCCGGCATATTTATCGTTCCATATTGCCGTAATTGTTGACGTTATCATTTCCCGGTTGTTCCGGTCAACGACTTCGGCCATCTGTTTCCCGTTTTTGTCAACGTAAGTAAGGGCTGTCTGACCTATAGAGGCCATTTCAACGCCCAACTGTTGATAGTTTTTCTTTGTAATCTCAACCGCTTTGATACCAAACTCTTTGAGTCTTTCAAATTCTCCTGTCTGAGCGTCTGCAAGGGCTTCTACTGTATCATTAAGAGACTTGCCCATTGATGCGGCGGTATCTCCTATTATTCCTAGATAGTCCTGAGCTTCAATGCCGTAAGCTTTCAGCTTGATAGTTGCATCCATTAATTCGGGAAAAGCAAAAGGAGTAGACGCGGCGAAATCCCCTAACCATTGAAACTTTTCGCGGGCTACATCCAGATCGCCGTACAAATTTGTAAGGGAAACACCAGCATCCTGGAAACCTGATGCTATCTGAGTTCCTATTGCAGCAATTCCGGTAACAACTCCAGCCGGGACAAGAAAAGCCCCTGCCATTGCAGTTTGAGAAGCAGACGAAAACGAGCTAATTTTTGATTCTGCTGAATTAAGTTCGGCGGCGTAGGCTGCAAAGCTGCCTTTATCTATTTTAAGTCCGGCTAGAGCAAATAATTCACCTACAGCACCCATATTATTGACCCATCCTTAACGCATTTGCAGCACTTATTTGAGCCTGTGCAATCAACAATAACTCTTGATCTTCCGGTTCTAGTTCAGGCTTAATCAAATCGTCAACCGTATACAAAGTGCCGTCTCCCTTCGGTTTCACATACATTGAATTATATATTGCTGCGATTATGTCAGCCCGTCTAACTCGTTCCCCTTCAAATTTCTGTTTAAGTTCCTCGGAAGAATCGGATATCACAAGTTCAAGCCCGGATAATGACATCCTCAGAGCTTCAGCAGGCTTTATCTTGCAGAGTCTCCAGGCTAGTTTCTGAATTTCAGTTATCCATTCCCACGCTGGGAGGTTATCAAAGTCACTTCCCCCTTATCCTCCCCCTCTAATTTTTTTTGTCTATCTGCAAGGTCATTTTCAAGTTCCTGCAATTCGAGGAATTTCTGTTCTGAAATCAGCCGTTTCCTTTCTTCTATATACCTTTTCCCGTCTTCTCTTGCCTTTTTATCGAAAAGCCCGGAATCTGCGAAAGCATCAAAGAGAAGGCTTTCAAGAGCGTCATATCCATTTTCAGAGTAATATTCATTAGTCAGTTTTGAGGCTTGGTCGACTGAAACTTTGTCTGATGGATCAAAGTTGAGTCCTATATGAATCATTTTTTTAATATCGCCTATAGACAAGCCTTCTTGCCCGGATGATTCAAGCTTAGCCAGTTTCTCAAAGAACCCTTTTTTTGATGTCGCCTTTACTACTCCGAAAAGAGCCTCTAAGCTATCGAGAGGATAAAAAAGTGAATGGTCGCCGATAAACGGCGTTTTTTGTTCTGCCATGAAATCACCTTACGATGCTGCTACTGAAAGGATCAGTTTGTAGATTCCCGGAGCAAGACCCGACTTTGTAACAATTATAGTTGCATTTGTAATTGATCCGTTTGTAAGCCCTGTTATCGCCGAAGATGCCACACCAGTGGCCACCACGTTTCCGTCTACCGTTATTGTCGTTCCGGATGTTGCACATGTCGGGGTAATTGTTACAGATGTTATCCCGGCTGCGATATTTGCGATATAAGTACCGGGGTCTTCTGCTGCAACTGGATTAATGACAGTGCCCGCACCTGAAACAACGAAGAAAGGAGTTGTCAGTTTTGCAGTAGTAGAAGCTGACCAAGTCGCACCGCCTGTAATAATCAGGTTGCATCTTAGACAGACCTTTTTGTCGATAATCGGAGTTGTTGCAGAAGCAACGAACGCGGAAAATGATTTTGCACCTACTCCACCGGGAAGAGTAAACACGCAAGTATGGGCGGTTGCTCCGGCCACTATGTCAGTCGCGTAAGCTGCGATTAATGCAGACTGCCCCGCGTCTGTTGGGTCATAAATACATTCAACTGTAACAGATCCGGAGTCTATTCTTCCCAAGAAGAAAGAATAATAGTCGCCTGAATCGTTGTTGGTGTCATCGACCTTTCACGCTTCCGGCGAAGGGTCAGGGATATTGTCAAGTAACAATTTTCCTACTGTAGTTCCATCGAAAGTAAATGCAAAATTTTTTGCGTATATCGTTGCTGCCATGTTATACCTCGATCATTAACGTAAAATTTGAAGAGTAGATGAATCTATCATTTTCGTCCTGTCCCAAATAAAGAGGATCTGAATTGATAGCCTCTATTGAAATTATTTCAGTGGATTCTATAACAACATTACAAATTCCATCCAACAGATAAATAATTGATTTTGATTTGCTGTATGCTGTGGCATCATCAACATTTCGTACCTGCACCCCAAGTTCATGGTAATAAATCGTACAGTCTCCTGTCGCAGTTCTAAAAGGGGGTGCTCCACCCTGATTAAAAAGAGTAATACAGTTAGAGACAATTTTCTCGAAACCTGAAGTAAATATATCAGTTCCAAACGTCCCGATACTGTTATCCTCCAGATATTCCCCTATATCATCAATCAAACTCACAGTATACCCCTCCATACATTTTCAAGTTCTTTTATAAGGACAGGTGAACGCCTGAGTAAAGGGGTAGAAAGATATTTCCATTGTCCTACGGGGTGATGATACCAGGGGGTTTCATGCTGTTTGAGTGCGTAAGGGGTATTAAAACCGATCCGCATATAAAATTCAGTGGGGGTATCCTTATCATCTCTTATATATCCTGATTTTCTAAGGTCTCCTTTATCTTTAGGGGTTAATTTCGTTTGAGATTCTTTCAGTGTATCCTTCGCAAACTTTTTAACAGCGTTTTTTGATACAGATTCTAACCGTTTTTGAGTAATGAGAAGATTAGCGATACATACAGCAGATCCAGGCATTAAATGGAGCCCTCCCCGTAGTAGACATCAACGCAAACATCCCGTCCAACATGGTCATGTATAGCGTGAATCAAAACGATTTTTGAGTATGTGCTATCAGGAAGGACGATTTTATCATCTGGATTTATGACAGTTCCAGCAGGGAATTGAGTCCAAGCAACCGCTAAAACTTCTTTATTGTTTGAATCCGTGATAACCTTAGATAATTTTGCATACTTGCAGGTTAAACTCGCAGAAGTCCCGTAAGTGACCTTATGATGTGCATCTTTGGAAGCATATGGATATCTTGTTACAGTGGATGGAAACATTCATCCTCCCCTGAAACAGACATAAAAAAATAAGATTCTCCCGACATAGTAAGGGTATTATAGGGGGTGCTTTGCCGGGAGATAGTGACGTTTCCGTCTTCATTGGGATTAATGGTGATGGTGATGCCCTCCGCAGTGGTGATGACTTGAAAAACCAAGATTAAAGGAGGGACTTGAAAAAGAGTAAGAAGGTGTTGAGACTTGGTATAATCTTAGATACTCATCTCTTTCAGCTTCGTGCTGTTTGATTTCTTCGATAATGCCCGTAAAACTAACTTCATATTCTGGTGTTTTGTTTGTGGAGAGCTCCCCTATTGCTCTAGCCCTTTTTATGGTAATGGCAACTGCGTCATGTATTACGGCTTGAATTAGGTATGCATTAGTTTGATCTGTGGAGCCTGCTTTTGTTAATATTGCGGTTGTGCTTGCGGCAATTATGCTTGTGATATCTGCATCTGAGATT